GTTTGAAACGCATAATACCCCCCTAAACAATTCTGACTCAAAATAAAAAGGGGTCTATGGCAAAGCGAGTTCCCAAGTCCGCGCAGAAGACTCCAGATGAGGTTATCGAAGACCTACTTCGCCCTGCGCCTTTCGCAGATAAAGTATTGGGACTCAACTTATATGATTGGCAAAAGAAGGTTCTTGCAGATTTGGAGCAAAGAGACTGCCGAGTCGCCCTGCGTGCTGCCAATGGTAGCGGCAAGACTAGCACAGTCATTTCATCAATTCTGCTATGGCACGCACTGGTTTTTCAGCGTTCCATTGCCGTCACAACCGCAGGCGTTTTCCGCCAAGTTGAAAGCCAACTTTGGCCTAGCCTTCGATCCCACATCGCCAAGCTAGGTGGTCCCTGGGAGGTCACTAGTGGCGAGATCCGCTACCTGCACCCTAACGGCAACACATCGCGCATTATAGGCTATTCTGCGACCGATCCTGGCCGTGCTGAAGGCTGGCACGCTGAGAACCACGAAATGCACCCGTTGCTGATGGTGGTGGACGAAGCCAAGACCGTGGCCGACCCATTGTTTGAGGCAATTAGCCGGTGTCAACCTACCCGCTTGCTTATTGCCAGTAGCCCCGGCGGGTCTAGCGGTGCGTTCTACCGCGCCTTCACCAAGGAGGCCAATATGTGGTCAAAGCACGCTGTGACAGCCTTTGACTGCCCCCATATTACCCAGGCGCAAATAGACGAAGTGGTGCAGAGGTATGGCGAGAAGCACCCGCTGACCCGCTCTATGGTGTACGGCGAGTTTGTTGACATAGGCAACGAGAGTCTGGTTATTAGCCTAACCCAACTCCAGAACTGCTTTAACACCCCGCCTCAGTTCAAGCCAGGGACTAGGACGGCAGGCGTGGACTTTGCTGCAGGTGGCGATGCCAACGTACTATGCGTACGGGATGGGAATAAGGTATTGCCTTTTATTGCATGGCGCGAAAGGGATACGATGGCGGCTGTGGGTAGGTTTATTGTCGAGTTTAAGAAAGCGGGGCTGGAGGCGACCAACATCTACGCTGACGCAAGCGGTTTGGGTATGGTCATGTGCGATGCCTTGGCTGAGTCGGGCTGGCCTGTCAACCGGGTAAACTTTGGTTCGAGCGCATACGACAACGATGCCTATACCAACAGGTCGGCTGAGATGTGGTATGGCATGGCCAAGAAGATCGAGGATGCCGACATCATTTTGCCCGATGACGATGAACTGACGGCGCAACTTACCTGTCGGCGCAGCATGACCAACTCCAAGGGCAAGCTGGGAGTCGAGTCCAAGGACTCAATGAGGTCACGGGGACTCGCCAGCCCCGACAAAGCCGATGCCCTTGCCTTGTGTCTTGATGGTGGTAATATGCGTTGGGATTTGACTTTTCCCGTTGAGAAGCCAACGTGGAAGTCGCTTCTTTCCATGATTGAGTCGCACGACCCGGTCATGGCAGGATTTGACCCAGGAGGTTAACTTATGAACGCATGGAACTGGATTACTTCTAACTGGACCGAGATTGTTGCCGCCGTTGGTGGCATTGTCTTGGCCGCTCGCATCATCGTCAAACTTACCCCCACCCCCAAGGACGACAGCCTGCTGGAAAAGGTTGTCAACTTCCTCAAGGGCGTTGGGCTGAACATCAAATAATTTTTCGTGATCGGTGCGATACTACAAATCATCGCATCGTTCCTTCGCCTCATTCCCGGCTGGCGGGAGAAGCGCATTGACAAGATTGAGGGTGAGTGGCGCAACAATCATCAAGCCATTGACGATGATCTTGGCACTCAGCCTTGGTGGGTGCGCCAGTACAACGAGTCCGTCCGTGAGGACAAGCGGAGCCGTGACGGATCTGATGATGGACGATAATTATGCCGAAGTGCGTTCCTCAACTCCGGGTGTCAAGGCTTGGGCAAGAAAAGCATTGCATTACGTCAACGATCTTTCATACGAACTGAACAGGGAGCGCGAGAAATAATGGCCGACAACAATCCACGGGCAACGTATTACCAGAGAATTTTAGAGGCGTTAAACCAGCGTGAAAGCTGGGAGAACCGCCAGCGGTTGTTTTACCAAGCCCGTTATTTTGGCGTGCGCCGCAAGGTAAAGCCTTGGCCTACCGCCGCTGACCTGCACGTCCAGTTGATTGACACCGCCATTGAGAAGTTAAAACCCAGCTTCGTCAACAGCGCAATCGGAAACGACATCCTTTCCAGCTTTGTTCCGATGCGCCAGCAGTTGACCCCGATCACGGTTTCAGCCGAGCGTTGGTTTGACTACAATATGCGCGAGAAGACCAATTTCCAGAAGGAGATTGTGTCGGTCATCGACAACATCCTGCTCTATGGGCGTGGCGTGGCCAAGGTGATCTGGGATGAGGATTCCAAGCAGATCAAGTTTGATGCGATTGACCCTTTCCACATCATCGTGCCTTCCTACACCAAGGAGTTCAAAGATGCTGATTTCATCGTCCACATCCTCTCGATTTCAGTCGATTCCTATAAGGCAAATCCCAATTACAAGCAGAACGAGGAACTCATCAAGATCATTTCTGGTAAACCCTCAAAGTCAGTGGGCTTACGAAGTGAGATTCAAGACGAGATTTACCGCCGTGAAGGAATTACTCAGGAAGCTGAGAACGACCGTATTGTCCTTTGGGAAATGTACACTCCGTCCAAGGACGGGTGGAAGGTGGAAACCTATAGCCCTTTACAGATCCAAACCGACATAAGAAAAACTTTTATTCTGCCGTACAACCACGGCGAACCCCCCTTCGTTGACTTCCCTTACGAGGTCACCGGGGGCGGTTGGTATAGCCCAAGAGGAGTGGCCGAAATCCTACTCCCAGGCGAGAACCTGCTGAATAAACTCAAGAACAGCCTCTCGGACTATGTGGAGCTTGCCAACCGACCCGTTTTTGAAGCACAGAATCCGATCTCGCTAAACACGGCGAATCTGAAGATGCAGCCCGGCCAGATCCTTCCTCAAGGGTTAAAGCCGGTCCAGTTCAGCCAACCTCCGTTTGACTTCCAGCGTTTGATGTTGGAAGAGCGGATGCTGGCCGAGCAGCGCATGGGGCAGTTCGATATGAGTTCGGCTGGCCAGTACACGGGTGCGGATCGAAAGACTGCCACCGAGGTGCAGGCTATCCAAGGACAGGCGGCTGCGTCAGGTGACTTGAGGAATCGCATCTTCCGCATGAGCTTGGCGCATTTGTTCAAGCAGTGCTGGTCGCTTTACACGCAGTACAACAAGAAAGACTTGATGTACCGCTATGCCGAGGAAACCGGACAGATGGTTCCCGAAGGTATCCACGCTGAGTATTCGATCGAGCCGAAGGGCGGGTTGGACTTTATCAACCGCCAGTTCGCCCTGCAAAAGTCCGTGGCTCGGATGCAGATGTTCCAAAACAATCCTTTCGTCAACCAAGGCGAACTGGTCAAGTCGGTGTTGGAGCAGGACGATCCGGCGCTGGTTCGCCGCTTGTTCCAAGACCCGCAGGCCGCTTCTGGCGACCAAGCCGAGGATCAGGCCACCGAAATTGCGACCATGCTTGCCACCGGATTCCCCGTGGCGATCAAACCTTCGGATGATCACAAGGCGCACATCTCGGTGTTGTTTGCCTTTAATCAGGCGGCTCAAGCCCGTCAACAGCCTGTAGACCAGGCTGCCATGCAGGTTCTTATGGCGCACCTGCAACAGCATTTGGCTGCCTTGGAGAAAATTGACCCAAACACTTCCCGTGCTATACAGAAACAGCTTCGTGATGCGGCTGCCCAGCAACAAAAGCAACAGCAACAAATCATGCAGGCGCAACCCCAACTCCAACCACAGGTAATGTAATATGTCACAGCGTCCAGGTCCCAAGCCAACAATTCCTAAGCCAATTCCTAAGCCAACTCCTAAGCCAACTCCTAAGCCAACTCCTAAACCAACACCTGCGCCAATTCCAAGGCCAACGCCAGGACCAAAACCACAGGGAAATTATAGCGATTTATATATCAAAGAAAAAGATGGGTCATATTATCTTGATCAAGGAGGTTTTGTTGGGCCGCAAAAATATACTGCTGATGAATACCAAAAAATCCTTCTAAAAAATCCAGAAATCGCAAATCGTACTGTTACGCGGGATCAATTTGATAGCGGTTATAGACCGATAGAAACTCCACCCATCAAATTTCCACCCATCAACTTGCCTCCGCGTGATTTCCCTCCGTATGAAAATCAGGGACCAATTTATTTTCCCACAACCCCACCACCAGGAACGGGTGGAATTAAAAATCCTAGGACTAGTTCTGGTGCTGTAATTGTTGGCTATAATTCGGATGGAAGTCCCATTCTTGCTGATGAGAAAATTATTTTTGATCAACGAGGACAAGGGCAGCAACAAATGTACAATGATATGCTGGCTAGGGGAATGGCACAACAACAGGCTATTGGCGGTTTTATTCCAACACCTGTTCAGCCTGCTCAAACGCCAATTCCGCAAGATGTTATTGCAAAAGCAAAAGCCGAATATTCTGCATCATTGCCAAAAAATGCTGGATATTTCGATGTTATTACACCAACAAAATATGGTGGTGATTTTGGAAGTTCTGCCGGAAGTGGATTTGATGCTTGGTTTGAAAAAAATTATCCGTCTTATGCAACACCTGTTCAGCCTGCTCCTGTTGCCCAACCAGCAACGCAACCCGCTAATCAGGCAATCCCTGCCGCGCAGGCAAAACAAAGCCAGCAGGCCATGCAGAATTACACCAACCTTCTTAACCAAGGGTTGGCAAACTACCGGGCGCAAACAGGCCAACCCACGTTTGGCCAACCTACGTTTGGCCAGCCCAAACAACAAACCCAAAGAAATATCTCGACACCAGGATTCCCAACGCCTAAAGCATTTTAATGAAAGTGCCCGTAATGCGTGATGCCTTTCAAGCGGAAGGCTTGGCACATCTTTGTCAGTGGGCAAACAAGGAAGGTGCGGTTGGCAAGGCGGTTGAGATTGGTGCGTATAGCGGTGAGGGCACGATGGTGCTTTCCAGGTATTTCAAGGAAGTGCTGGCGGTTGATCCTTGGCTAAACGGGTATGACATCAACGATGTGGCCAGCCACCAATGCCCGATGAAATTTGTTTTTGACAAATTTCAAGAAAATACCAAGGGGCTTGGTAATGTAATGTTTAGCCGTGGGAAAAGTCTTGACGCTTTGGAGTTCGTCAAGGATGGTGAGTTAGATTTTATTTATGTTGATGGTGACCACAGGTATGAAGCCGTTTTGGACGACATCAAAGGTTGGAGGCCGAAACTGCGTGATGGAGCGATCCTTGCTGGACACGATTGGAGTTTCAAGGATGTACAAAAGGCTGTGGTCGAGACGCTTACAGGCAAAGAAGCCATACTTTTCCAAGGTGATAGCTGGGCGGTGAAGCTGTGAGAAAACTAAAAGCAGCGTTGGCTTTCATCCGCAACCAGGAATGGGTTGACGAACCCAAGTGGCAGGAGGAGGACGAAAAGGCGTTGACTGCGTTTCTTGGAACTGCCACCGGAAAGCGGCTAAGTCTTATCTTACTTAATCTTACTTTGCGTCAAAATGCGTCTGCGGTGATGAAGAAACCAGAGGGACTTGCGGATGCCTGTGGTTATGCTAAAGGTTTCCGTGGCTGTGTTGCGACCTTAGAGTCGCTTGCAACCACAAAATTAAACTCCGCCATTGCTGGCTACGGTGATGGAGAGGATGAACCAGTAGCAACCTAACCTTTGGGTGGGAATGACTCCCCTGCCTGAAAGTGTAAGAAAGGGTCAAAATGGCAGATTCACCGGAAGTTACCGAACTGGATATGTTGAAACTTGCGGCTGCAGCCGATGCAGGACTGGAAACGGTCCCAGAGGATGAGCCGAAAGAGAAGGCGGAAACAGAGGAAACTTCAAGCGGAGATACCGAGCAGGAACCCGCGCCTGCTGAAGAAGCCAAAACAAACGAGGATGCTTCGAGTGAAGCACCTGCAACCGAGGAGAAATCCAAGGATGCAAAAAGTTCTTTAACAACGCAACCTGAAGAAACCAAGTCGGAGTCGGCTTCCGAAGAGAAGAAGCCGTCCCGTTACGAGAAGGCCAAGTCGCGTCTTGAGAAAGAGTGGGAAGATGTCAGGACGGAGAAGGCAAGATTAAAAGCGGAGCGAGAAGCCATTGAAAACGCCAAAGCCCAAAGAGAGGCTGCACAGTCTGGTGCTGAAGCGCAGAAGAGCGGAAGTCGCCGCTTTAGCGCGGAAGATTACCGAGAGGCGGCAAAGAGCTACCGTGAGGAAGGCCGCGATGATCTTGCAAAACTCGCTGACCAAAAAGCCACTGAAGTCGAGACGGAGGAGCAGAAGGAAACCCAGGTAAAAATTCAGCAAGAGCTGAAAAAGTCATGGGACGAAAATTTGCTCAAGGAAGTTGAGGCAAATCCTGACCTTAAGGATTCCTCCAGCAAGTTGTACAAGGCAGTCTCGGAAATGCTTCAAAACCACGCAATTTTAAGAAACTATCCAAACGGCATCAACGATGCGGTTGGAATTGCCAAGGTTAAGATCAAGGCGGAGGCCGCCTCCGATTTGGAAAAGAAGGTTGCAGAGTATGAGCGGGAAATCGCCCAACTCAGAAAAGCAACGACCCCGGCATCCGGGCAGCCGTCTGCGCCAAAGAAAACAAAGGCTTTCCACGAACTCTCCCTTGAGGAGCAGGAACGGGAGCTGATGAAGATGGCGGTGGAGGCTGACAGGAGCTAGGTCGTTCAAACAACAAAGGATATAAACTAACATGGTTACCACTGGTTCAGTCTCGGCGCAGTTCCAGACGTACTTCTCCAAGTCGCTTCTGGAGCGTGCGCTCCCCTTGCTCCAAATGGAGCAGTTCGCAATGAAGGTTCCTTACCCCACCAAAACGGGCGGGAACAAAACAATCCGGTTCTTCCGTTTCGGAGATCCGTCGATCAGCGCAATCGCCAACCTGTCTGAAGGCACCACTGCCGTCAGCGGTGACGAGCGCGATCTGACTCTCTCATCGGTTGAAGCCACCCTGGTGCAGTACGGCTCCAAGATCATCCTGACCGATGTTCTCTTGGCCACCGAACTCTTCTCGCACCTGGCTCAAGCCACCAAGCAGCTTGGTGAAGATGCCGCCCTCCACGCCGACACCCTGTGTCATCGTGCGTTGGTGCAGGATTCTTCCACCAGCACTGGTACTGGCGTTGCCACGAAGTCGTATGCTCGTTATGCCCAGAACGGCACAAACGGAACGACATTTGCGACAAACTCCACCCCCAACTCCAGCATCACGGCCACTGACCTCTTGGACGGTGCGACCTCGCTGTTCATCGCCCGCGCTCCCAAGATCAAGGACGGCTACGCGCTTGTCGCGCACCCTGCCGTCATCCGCGATCTCCAGCAGGATGATGATTGGTTGAAGGTTTCCAGCTACTCCGCCCCGGATCAAATCTTCCGTGGTGAAGTTGGAAAACTCTTCGGCGTTAGCGTGATCTCCAGCACCAACGTGCAGACGTTCAATACCTCCGCCTCCGGCGTGACCGAGAATACGGTTGCCACCGGCGCGGCCTACGCGAACGTGTTGCTCGGTGGTGGTGCGTTTGGTGTTCCCAGCCTGTCCAGCGTGGCGGCTTCCGGTTCGCCCTTCGCCCCGAAGGTCACCATCATTGACGCTCCGGACAAGAGTGATCCTTACGGCCAACGCATAGTCGCGTCATTTAAAAGCTTATATGCTGCTAAACAGTTGGACCCAAGGTTCTTCCGGGTGTTGTTCAGCAAGTCGAACTACAGCTAAGAATTAAATGGGAACCCTAGTTATCGCTATGGGTCGCCCCGGAAAAGCTGGGGAGGATAAAACCTCCCCAGCTTCTTCCGCAATGGAGAAGCCAATGCACAAAAAGATGATGAAAGCCGGGATGGTGATGTTGCCCGTTTCCAAGTTCGAGGTGAACGATGGCGGCGAGGATGTCTCCCCAGAAGTTGGCGATTCCGTTGAACTTTCTGGCACAATCAGCATGATCGAAAATGGCATTGCCCACGTTAATGTGGAACACGCCATGGCCGAGAATGAATCTTCGGACAAGTCGGAAGACAAGGCCGAGGGTGAGGATTCGATGTCAGAAGAAGAGCGAATGATGAAGTTGGCCGAGGAATCCGACAAGGAGAACTACAGCTAATATGCCAATCTACCAGTACGAGGACACCCGCAACGGATCGGTCATCGAACTGGAGAAGGCAGTGGCTGAAAGGGACTCAGTCCCGCGTTACCTTAAAAGGTTTCAAGTGCCTGCAAGATTGGCCCTGGTGGGGGTTGGCGAACCCCTCGACAACCCGCTGGGAGTCAATCAAACCAATCTAATGAAGGGGTACTACCGCCAGGAACAAAAACTTGGCAGTAGATTCAAAAGCCAATACACGCCAGATAGCATCAAACGTGCGGCGGCTTTAAGGAGTAAATAACATGGCTAAAGAATTTGTACGTTCCGAACGGAAAGCCAAGGGTCGCGCTTTGCGCTTTGATGCCCAGGGCTTCACCAATGTGTTTGAGATCACGGCCTCCAGCAGTGGCGGCACGGTGAACACGGTGGCTACCGCCCCGGCTTCGCTGAATGTGACCTTGAACGGCACTTCCTACCGCATTGCGTTGCACAGCTAATGCGCCTTCTATCTCGCCTTACATTGGGTGATGGCGGGACGATCATTGCATCGTCAGCTTCCACTAATACTGGAAGCTACGATGCGGTGACCGCCCTTACGCAATCCACCGCAACCTTGGTGATTAGTGGTGCTACCAGCACGGCGACAATGGCTGCCGGTGTCACGGTTCATGGTGACATCGACCAGGTGGCGTTGACCGGCGGCGGGTTGGCGATCTACGTCCGCAAGGACTAAAGGAGGCCCGTCATGGGTCGTCAGTGGAATCAGATCATTGAGAGCTTGGGACCGCTTACGGGTGGGACCATGTCGATTAACGCCAATTTGACCGACATTGAGGCGTTGCTGACAACGCTACAGGCTGATGTTGCGGATGGGATTATTGTTAATTCAGTAACAGATCCGGTTGCATCAAATTTTTCGTACAATCTGAATAATGATGTAATAAATCTAAGCGGGAAATACGGAGCTTTAGTTGGATATATTGATGCAACTGGCGATACCATATTCAAATATGCTGGAACAAATAATCCATTCCCAACAAAGGTAACGTCTGGAACAATCACAAGCGGAACAGTAAATGCAAGCATAAGCCCAACTCGCGGCACAACCACCATTGGCACACTTACCGCAGGCACAACCAACGGAACATTGTTTGCCAGCAATTCCACCCGCAACTATCTGCTCATCCAATGCACCAGCGGAACAGCGTTCATTGATACCAACGGAACGGCCACAACTGCTGATGGCATCCAATTGACCAGCGGCCAGGGTATTACCTTTGAAGGATCTTATATCCCCACCGGCGCAATCTCAGCCATCACCAGCACAGGCACGGCTCGGCTAATCGGACGGCAGGGTTAAGTTATGGGCTTCTTCGGCGGCGGCGGCGGAGGCACAACTCCTGTCAATATGGTTGGTGCAAACACAACCACGGCTGGAACTGCTGGCTATGTCCCCGCCCCCTCCCCAGGGAAGAACACTAGGTATCTTTCAAGCGATGCAAGTTTTGGCGAGTTGCCGTTGTTGCCGCAGTATAAGAATACAACGGCAAGCAGATATATAACAAACATAGTTGACGGATTTACTGCTGGAGCGTCTGCGCCAACAATAAAAGTAAGATATTTTCATTTAATATATGCTCCCGCAGATGGTCAAGTTGATGTTTTGGCTTTTAGGGCAAGCACAGCTCCATCACCAGCATTTAATGTTCATCTTGCGTTATGGAATGTAAATGAA